CACTTGGGCTCCGTCCAGCGTAGTCTCCTTTACAGACCCCTGCAGTTCCCCGCAGGGTGGGAGTTGAACCCATTTGCCTTCTACTGTTTTGGTCCTTCGAAGAAACCTAGACAGCGTGACTTCACTTGCTGACACTTACAAAACTTGGTGGTAACGGCTGGATTCGAACCAGCACCTTGCTCCGTATGAAGGAGGTGCACGACCATTATGCTACGTTACCATATAAAAACACACTCACCCGAATGGACATCTTCTAAGTTCCGCCTGCTGTCGGAAGTGTGTTTTTATATGGTAGGGGCACAGGGATTCGAACCCTGATAGACCGGTTAAAAGCCGGCTATTCTAGCCTTTGAATTATACCCCCATATGGTCCACAGCCTGAGAATCGAACTCAGTTAGTCCGGGTAAGAGCCGGATACTTCGCCATCAAAGTTTGCTGTGGATGGATCGTAATAGATTTTCTTTTACGTGCCATCTAAGACCATACGGGGGTCAAAGATGACACTAACGTTTATCTGAACGTTTCATATCATTCTCCTTGGTTAAAAAATTATTGGTGGAGGCCCAGGGTATCGAACCCTTGTAGTCATGATTCTTGCAAGGAACCACCGCAGCCCTCTGCTGCCCCCAAATTGTTTGGTCTCCGTAGAAGGAATCGAACCTTCACCTCATGTCCCCAAAACACGAACGCTACCATTACGCCACACGGAGATATAAAATTGGTTCCCAGAACAAGAATCGAACTTGTAATAAAGGCTTATCAAGCCTCCGTTATACCATTTAACTATCCGGGAATATTTGGCGGAAGACGGAGGAGTCGAACCCCATCCCTGTTAAGAGAACCTGGTTTTCAAGGCCAGTCGCAGGACCAACCCCGCTGCATCATCTTCCATAACTTGGTACCCCTGGTCTGATTCGAACAGACAGCCAACTCCTTTTGAGAGAATCCGCACTACCAATTAGCGTACAAGGGCATACTGGAATAGCGGGTGGGATTTGAACCCACGAACAACAGTTTTGCAGACTGCGCCATTAGGCCTCTCTGGCACCGCTATATAAATTTTAATTAAACTTAGATAAGTCGAACGGAGTCGAAAATCTAATACTTACAACTATTCTCACATCATCAGTGGGATTTATAATCCCATGTGGAATTTGTGTGTTAAAGAATGCAGGTTTATAAAGATGCATCCTTGCAATCTCTTGCACATCATTCTCATGATATCTAATTAACGTTTGATCGTCACCGCTAGGTAATGCATCAGGTAGAACCCATATATTTTGGGCTGTGCCTTCTAATGGTTTATAAAAACTTGTATACGGACGATCACAATTATATATTGGAATATTCAAAGAATATTTTGTATCTATAATTTTTCCTAGATCTGTGTGAATTGGAATATTTGCGTGGGGCATACACACCATGAGTCCGATTACATCAATCTCGCTCCATGGTTTTATAGTCTCCACAGCATGAACCAACGGCACACACTTTTTAAATGCATCGTCTGCGAATGTCATGTAAAGAGTACGTGATTTTAGATCCTGAGGTAAGTTTCTTAGGATTTGTTCTTGTATCTTATCTACATTTGGCAGATCAATGAATTTGTAGTGCATAATGATATTTAATACAGTATACAAATTCAAGAGATATTTACGAAATAATCTTTGGTACCAGCGGAGGGAATCGAACCCTCTCAAGAACGCTAATCTGGCGCTAAAAGGTTTATAAAACCTCTCTGACTTCCAAGTCTCGCTGGCATTTGGTGCGGGGTAAGAGAATCGAACTCTTGACTAAACGTTGGCAACGTTTGATTATACCATTTAACTAACCACGCATTAAATTGGTACACGATACGAGAATCGAACTCGTCTTTCCGCCTTGAAAGGGCAGCGTCCTAACCGATAGACGAATCGTGCAAATTGTTTGGCTCCGGTGGAGAGAATCGAACTCCCACTAGCGGTTTTGGAGACCGCCGCACTGCCATTATACTACACCGGAATATATCTGGCTCCCCAGCGTGGGATCGAACCACGGACACCTTGATTAACAGTCAAGTGCAACTACCGCTGTGCTACTGGGGAATAAACTGGCGCCTCGTAGGGGAGTCGAACCCCTGTATTCCGCTAGACAGGCGGATATAATAGACCGTTATATGAACGAGGCAAAACTTGGTGGAGACGGCTGGAGTCGAACCAGCAGTGCCGAAGCGGCGGATTTACAGTCCACTGGGGTTACCAATTTTCCTACATCTCCATTAATTGTAAACACACTCTCCGCTATGCTTTTTGACACCGTCAAAGGGTGAAAGGAGAATGTGTGTATTAAAACATTCTAAACTACTTAGTCTGACTGTTCGTAAAGAATGCTTTAATACGCTGTAATTTTTCACACTACAAGAAGTGCTCCATCCTACAGGCCGCCCGTTTGCCCCATGTTTTAAGTGCAGGGCGGAGTCCTCGTTACTCCTTGTTCACACTTTGTGCTGTGTCAATATACACTGAACGTCGGTGCTTTCGCTAACGCTTCGTGATATTGTCTAGCACGTTCAAACTTATCTCGAATAAGTTTCTGAAGCTGTTCTTCGGTAAGTTCTTTACCAAAAAGAGATTCATACGCCTGTTCATTGATATGTTCATTTAATTTTAAATAATCTCTCTGTTTCATTTTTCCTTACAACAAATAAAAACCCCAGGGTGTTCAGTCCTGGGGTCCTTGGAGTGTTGCGGTGTATTCTTTTACACTACGGTCCTCCGGGACCCCTGGCCTAGCTCTGGTGTACGATCATTAGTAAAACTATCAATCGAGAGCCAATATGAAGGCATTGAGCCTATCACCTGGGCTATGGATTTACAGTTAGTATGTAATGATCTTGTTTTCATCTTGCTTTCTCTTTAAACCTTTTCTTTGTAGACAACATTTTTGCTGTCTATGTGTTAATTATACAGGTATTTATCATTGTTGTCAACCCCTATTTGCATTTCTGGCAAAATAAATCTTGACACCTTTTCTAAACAACTGTACGTAGTATATGACCTTTTTATTTATCTGTCAACAGAAATCTGTGTACTTTATGTGGCATTTTTGCCACAGATTATTCTAAGTCTGAAATTCCTGTTTCTCCAGCGATCAGCAGATGCTTGCCAATTTCAAACAGGCCAATGCTGCCAGGCAAGTCCAAGGCACACACATGAATCTGTGTGATACCATCTTCATCTATGCTGGCTGCTACGAACTCTGCGATCTCTCCACTCTGCACCATCAATCTCATAGCGTCAATAACGTCTAGAAGATCTTGTTTGCGTTTAGCGTCTGCTTCTAGCTTGCCGCCTAATACTACTACCTTTGAATCTGTTTTCATTTTGTACCTATGCTAAAATATGGTCAGCCACTCCGAGAGTGACTACTTCTTGTGCTGTAAGATAAACATCGGATGCCGACAACAGTTTTTTCTTGATCACTCCCGGCGCTAGTCCAGTAGCATCTTGCAACACAGTGATCATACGTTGATTACAGTGATCATTTTCTTTCATCGTGGCTTTGAGATCGTGATATTTAGAATCCATGCTTTCTGTGAACTGATGACACATGAAACTGGTATTTTTTGCTGCGTATCTGTGACCGTTATCGCCACTAGCAAAGATCAGGAAAGCAGCACTCATCACGGCACCCATGCCTATGCATCTTATCACGTGCGGACTAGATCTCATCACATCAATCAATGCAAAAGTTTGGTAGAGATCGCCACCTGTGGAATTGATATATATGGTCAGGGTTTTTTCCTTGGCGTAATCCAAATTTTCAAAAATCAACCATTTCATGCAAGATCCCACAGATTCCTCGTTGATTTCGCCGTTGAGCAGATAGGTATGGCACTCTAGCAATTTAAGATCTATTCTATCTACAGCTATAAACTCTTCTAGTTTTTTCACCCTCTGCTCCATGATGTACTCTTACTTATGCTGGGTCGCTGCTGACCCATTTGCCATCTGCCCAATGCCTTGTGTCATAGACATTGAAATCCACGTTAAATCCCAGTAATCCCAGGCACAGTCTTACCCCGCTGTGACTCTGTTTGGCAGTGATCTCAGCACGAACATCGATGATATCTGCACTGAAGTAGATCTGTAGTTCCCAATGCTTGTAAGCGACGGGCAAAGAGCCGTGCCAAACTCGAATATTTTCAAAATGATTTGATCCGGGTATTCTGATATTAAAATTAAAATTAATCATTAGGCTGTTCTCGGAATCTACTTAAAAAACTCTCTATATAACAACTGTATTCACGGATGTCATCTTCCGGTGCATTTTCTTTGATATAATGTACCCAGGTGTGACTGTCAATTTCGATTACATCTAATACTCGAAATTCTTGGCCAGTAACACTGCTCCATTTTGATCCTGTTTTGATCATATCCTCTCCTACTGTTTGAAAACCTCTACGGCTTCATTATCAACATTCTCAGTCATATGTAGCATAAATCTATAGGCATCCCAGGCAGACTTGACAGACTGTTTTTCACTGAGCTGTGTGGGAAACATATCAACCCAAACAGCATTTTCTGGTTGCGCATGTCTCTGCAAGCCCTGTCTACGTGGTTGTAATAGTCGATTGTTATCCCATAACATATTGGCTACCGCTACACATTGATCATAATCACAGTTATAAAGATACGTGGGTTCTGAAGTGTACATGAGAATCACATCAGCTAATTGCTCTTTGGTGTGTATGCTAGTAGAAGTAATGATAAAAGCTACGTCATCAATACTGATCTTTTCATTAACAATATCTCGAATACATCTGCCAAGACTGAATCCTATTTTCATACTTCTTCCTGTTCTGTAAAATGTTCTGGTTTAGTATGTGTATCGCAGGCAGTATAAATCCATCCACCGTCACGACGTTTGCCTGGACTACCGCATTCTTCACAGATTACACCACTCATAGATTCTGCCATACGTACCATTCCATCGATATAATTATCTCCACCTGTGTAGTAGAAACGCAGTGTGCCAAACTTTTCTTTGACCTGATCGAGAGTCACCTGCGGAACAAGTTCAGGAACTTTTCTCATTGATTCTGGAGCTGCTGTGCTGTTATAATCAATAGCTACTTGCCGTTGCCTTAGGTTCCAATCAATGTGATGTTGAATATTACCCATGAGTTGATCTAGGATATTGAACCAACCATCACCGCACTCAAAGCCCCAACACATACAGGTCTCAGTTACTGCACCATTACGGTTCACCATCATCTTGGGATATCGTTCGCACAACAACTTATCTAGTTCTTGTTTCATATAATACGCCCCAAGCCATTCCAAATTAATTGGTCTAATTCTGTTTGATAGTCTTGGCCAAGTCTACGCTTTAGATAAATGACTTCAAGTAGTTCCTTGCCATCACCGTACTCTGGTGTACCACAGCCACGTGACTCTAGTTCTTCAATTAGATCTTCTGTGTCAAAGTCGCTCAAATCGACATCTACTTCAACTTCTGTGTAAATTGTTTTATGCATATTAATAGGTTTCTTTCACAATGTTAAATTCTGTTGTTGGATATTTTGCTTTGAACTCTTCAGTTTTAACAAACTCATTAAATTCTTTCGCGTTGAAAAACATACGATGAAATACTGTTTTGTGATCTAATGTAGTCACTGTTAAGTAAACTGATTTCGCTTTGCCTGCCATAGTATGCTTTCGTTATTAAATGATATACTATTATAACACCGAACGAGAATTATGTCAACTGTTTTTCCATTTTAGTTGGAATAGTAAAGCATCGTTTGGATCTTTGAAATAATAAACAGTGACAAAATCGTTGGTAAGAGAAACGTCGGTAACATCTTGAACATAATAATCAACATAACTAGAACATTGTCGTGTAGCCCATGCCGCTGCTTCGGCAAAATATTCTTCAGCTTGTTCGTAGGGGATATCGGTGTCGTTGAGATATACAACGATCACGACCATCTCATGGCAAACATAGCAGCATCTTGTTCATCTTGGAAATACCAAGCTCGACAATTGGATTCTTTTATATCTCGAAATTTATGTTGACAGTGTTCCATGCACCAAGTTAGTTTTTTGTTAAAGTTTTCATCTCTATCCAATCTAACTACATGATAGGAATTCAAAATAGACATCAATTTGGCTTTTTCCAATTGCCATCCCCATATCGTAATAACCACTCTGTGAGAGCAGGTCCTGCTAGTTTTGCACTGATCCGATATGCGTATCCATATTGCATTGGATCTGGAATTCTATGCCACATTGGTGTCTCGACTGCATGTTCCATAATCCATTTTCCACTCTCACTCTCTTGCCATTGCCAAAGTGGTTCGGCAGCATAAAGATCCGGATCCTCAACATCACCCATGGTGAACTCATGCACCATTACCTCTCGTACTTCCTCTACTCTATCTTCGATAATCATATATCTATATGTATCTCCTTTAGGTCTAGGACCCAGGTAACCTTGAGCGGGTTCAAATCGATAACCTTTGGTTTTCGCTACAGCCATTAAGACCACCTCATCAAGAACATAGTTAGGTCCTGTGCTCGTTTGAAGTACCATCTGCCGTCGTGATAAGTACAGGTTTCAGATTTGAAGGTTTCCGAACACCATTGACTTTGATCCCACAAGGTACGACTCAACGGCTCGGCTGCGACAGCACTATGAGTCAGTTTCACTCTGCGGCGACCGTAATCAACATTCAAGACCATTTCAATATAAACATCAGCATATCTTGTTCTTCAACAAAATGAAATATGTATTTGTCGTGATTATCTCGACCTGCCCAGAACATGGTCCACAACCCATCGGTATTTTTGCCTATGGCTTCCCAGCGTTTACCAAACTGGGCTGCGCACCAGTTGCCAGCGGCCCTGTGTTTGTTAGCATCGATTAGAACATTGTGTTCTAATGTACGGAACGCCCTGCGATATCTACGTGTTTGTGCCGAGTTCATGACCACTTCAGTACGGCCATGGTAACTAGGCTGGAATCATTCTTCCAAATCCTTATTCCATCTGGCCGTACCTTGTCTTCCATTAAGCCTGGATAGTAGGGGCTTTCTTGTCTATATACTTCACCCGTACTCCAAAACCAAGTGACATCTTCCTCTATTGGGCCTATGTGCTTGTTCATCCAATCTGCCACTTCTCTATGACTAAAATTTTTTCTTAGTTCGATTCTCATTTCCACCTCAGAGTAAAATTCACAGCATCTACTTCAGATTCAAAGATAAAGTCTGCACCTCTTCTTTCAAAGGCATGATTACAGTGTTCTGCTAACCAATATGTGATATCAACAGCATGGTGGTTGTCTGTAAATCTATCCAAATTTACTCTGCGCCAACCCAACGATTTGAGCATGCCCCACATGACTTCTCGATCTATTTCACTCTGCATCTTTGTGCCGAGTTCATCTAAGATTTGTTTTTCTAAATTCATACGTTACCTCTTCCGCCAAATTTTAACATAAACATCATGGCATCATAATCATCGGTGAATTGAAAATACAATGCGTGATAGTGTTCTTCACGCCATAGATCTTTGCAGTTGTTGATACACCACAAAGACATCTCTTCAATTTGATTACGTGTGATATTATCAAAGTTTACACGATACGGGTAAACTGTTCTAACTCGTGTTGCTAGAATCTCATTGAGCGAGCCGATTCTAATCTTGTCCGTTACCATATCTTAATAGGAACATTGTGCGTTTCTGTTCATCGTAGAAATCCAATCGAATGGTACGCACATTCATTTTGCCTTCGAACCACCCACTCGGTTCCATATTATACCATTCACCATCATCTGGCCGGCTTACATAGTCTGGGTCTTTGACATATTCTCGATAATCACGTACTGTAAAACCCAGTGTCTCTTTCATTTTTGATCTAGAAAGATAGACGCTGGGCTTTTCCCGTTGTTTGATACGTTCAAGGATGCTATCCCATTGTTCGGGAAGCATGACTATAGGCTTACTCATTTCCAGGTTCTGTGATCTTCAGCTATCCACTCTACACCGTCATACTCACCAATATGCCACAACACATCTCCGGGTATTTCTACTATCTTGAGTTTGGCATGACCGCCGCTGGCAGCAGAGCCAAGTTCCTTGACCACCTTGACCAGATAGGGATCGTCTCTGGCCACGTCACGATCATACCAACTAGGATCTGTGATACCAGCTAACTGCTTGTATTCTTCACGAGCACGATCACTGAGACCGAAGCCGCCATAGCAGTCATTGATCACTATATATCGAACTCCAGTCTTGAGATCTTCTAAGAACTTTTGTGGTTCAGAAATCATTATTAATCTTTCTTTTTCTTCTTGTGTTTTTTAGGTTTTTCGTGTGTGAGATCTTCTTCGTATGCCGAAATAGCTTCTCTAAGTGCTCTCTCAACTAATTCGTTGAATGTAATATCAAGTTCGTGAGCCAACTTCATATAGGTCAGCATTTCTTGATCTGTGAACTCTACAGGAACTTGTACACGAGTATCATAGTCTTCTTCGGCTACGATAGCACGGGCTTTTTCCAACATGTCTTCAGCCACTTCAAGATCAGTGTAGTTGACATCGTCCCACGCTTGATCAACAATCACACCTCGATCTTCTGATTCGTTGTCATGAGCAGATCGGTATTCTGGATTGATCCAGCGATAGGCACGTTCGTTGACATAGTCATAGGCGCTCATCTGATAGACTACTTGAGTGCGGGTATCAAACACCATACTAACATTATGCCCATCTTGTTCTTGATTCCAAGAATCTAGTCTATAGGCATTTGGTCCAAAACAATTCCAGCCATAGTCACTGCCCTCAGTGATACGATAATCCACTGTTTGCATAAAGTCTTTGATAATGATCATGAGATTCCTTTCGTTGATAATAAACTATACAGTAATGATAACATCAAGATGTATTTTTGTCAATCTTTTCCTGCTCTAATTTGGGCTCTTTGTATTCAAAATCTTCTGGGATACTATAACGTATTTTTGGATAGATGCTTTCATTTCTAAACATTATCACAGTCACTGGTTTCCAATATTTGTGCAAGAGATTGTTGATCAAAATCAATCCAAATATCAATACCAACGTGCCTAACGCAAATAAAATACTGCCTATCAACCAACTGGCCATTTGGGCTGCTATCATTGTTCTTTTTCCTTGGTTAGTTCACACATCAGCAGAAAATGTTCATATGATTTACGAACGCCCTCGTGCTTCATCAATTTGTCAGCTTCTTGTTGCATGGCTTTAACACCTGCTTCGGCGCAGTCATGAATGCATAATCCATGAAGGGTAGCTAACTCATCCCCTAGTTCTTTAGCCAACTTCTCCCAAGCCTTTTTTTGACCGGGAGTGATTGGAGTACGTGCTGGACGCATTTCGCTGGCCTTACTGATTGCTCGGCAGATAGCATCTTCAGCTACTCGAGCAGCCGCAATCATAGGAGCATAAGCCGGATCAATGTTGTACCGGCGACTTTGCCCACCTGGATACACCATCAAAAGGTGTGTGCCCTCGGAGTAACTGTCCATGAAGTCGCCGTCGTACTCTTGCACAGGCACATACCTACGTCCACGTTTTTCGTAATAGATTTTTTTCATTGTTGTTGTACACAAAACAAGTGGGCGTTTAAACCACGGTCCTTGAGGATTTTAGAAAGATCTCTACATTCTTGATATGTTTTGACCTCAGCCAATTGAGTAAACTTTACCTCAAAGGGTGCTACATCCATTGTAAGTGCAATAATCAACGCCCACATATTACTTGTTCATCATCAATGCGTTGAAGTTGCTGGGCACAACGATTGTCTGCACTTGACCGTTCTTGATACCTTCACTGATATTCAACATAGCCTGTGCTTGCATGAATGCAATACTAGCACCTGAGTTATTAGCCAATGCTGCCATTCTGCGACTTTCTGCTTCGGCAGTTTTAACTTCAACTTCTTTTTGCTTGAGTTCGTTTTTACTACGAACCAGGGCATTGGCACTCTCAACCACTGTGTCACTGGGCAACACATTACGGATCATGACCTGGCTAATGGTAATTGAACCATCTAGTTTTTCTTCAGCAAGATTTCGAGCAATTTCTTCTTGAATGAACTTTTCCATGTCAGTGCGGTTGTCTGCCATGTCTAGTGCTTCGTACTTGCGAGCCGCTTTGTAAATGGCATTTCTAGCATTTTGCACAATATAGTTGTACATCACATAGGTGTCACCTTTGAACTCAGCGTGGAAACTCTTGTTCTTGGTTGCGTACAATTCACTCACTTGCTGTGGATTGATGTTGTAAACAACCACAGCATCAAAGTCTTTCATGGTTGAGTTGTCTTTGGCCACAGGGGTCATGTTCTCCAATGTGACATTCACATCCTTGATGGGGAATGTGAGCACATCACCGATGATAGTTTGATTGAATGATCCGGGCAACAATTCGCCTGGCTGAATCTGGCGGTCAAAGCCCACTCGCACACCCACCTCACCGGTTTCGATACGAGTACAACCTGTGGCCAAAACGGCAGCAGCCAAAATAGAGAGAGTCAAAATACGCTTCATTGTGTTTCCTTAAAATAAAATAACAATTACTGTCATCAGCATTACTGCTGCCAGTGATACAAGTATACTATAGCCTATGCTTTTTGTCAAGGCTAATTGTTCTAAACCGTTCATATTTCTCAAGGCACTAATGCCAAAGTGAATTAGAACAGCAACAATAATAAATGCTAACCAAAGTTTAATCATGATTCAACTCCATTAATACACATATTATACTATATCTCAGCAATCTAGTCAATGCCAAACTGTCTTTGAATTTTTATTTTTCCAAAACGATATCTGATGTTTTCAACGCATAACGGTATTATATCCTACTTTCAGTAACTTCGAATAGATTGTGCATTCTGTATTGCCAGTTTACCAACCCGGTTATGAAACTGTTCAAACGTTTTGAGCCTGTCTGGATTTAAAGGTAATCTATATGTGCTTAACCAAGTTTTTAAGATTCTTATAGAATCCTCATGATTAAAACATTCCATAATGATTTCGATATGTCTATCAGCCATAGCACTCATAGACTTATATCTTTTTCTTTTTCCTTGATTTAAAATGTCCAACAGTTCTTTAGCAGATTGGTGTGCATACCAATCAGGTCCTTTTAACAGTGTTATTAGTCGTTGACTATCTAACATCATACCTCACCCCTTTCTAATACAGTATTGGTTCAATTGTAGATTCTTCTCGAAGAGCTAACATTATTTCTTCTTGCTCTGTGTAGATCAATCCCCGTTGTTCGAGTATGGCTCTGCGATGGCCTTCAGGTAGACGACACCACTCGCTGACTCGGTTGTAATTGCTGTAGGCTTCTGGAGGCATACAATTATCGATCCACCCTACTAGGCATTTCAATGCTTCCACAGTGTTGGCAGGATGACTTGACTGTATGGCTGCAAAGAAATCATTGGCTAACACTGATGTAAAGAATCCACCAGGCTCATAGCCATAGACCAAATAGTTAGCCATAGGGTCAGCAAAGTCACGAGGAACATCCCACTTGGTGAATGTTTCGTACAAGCGATTCCGACTGTAAACAGTTATATTCATACTTCAATCACTTTCTCTGGATCCCATCCAGTGCCTTCACTATATCCATCAGCCTCATAACCACGTGGGTTACATACAATTCTAGTCTCACCAATCACATAATCAAACGGATGATGAGTGTGTCCATGTGTCCACAGTTTGATCTGTGGGTGATCTAAGATGAACTCACTCAAGTCGCTGTGATAACCACCGTTCATCAAAGTTTCGTGAGCATACATTGGGTGTACACTTTGGAAACTAGGACTGTGATGACCAACTACAACGCAAGTTTTGTCCTTGTGTTCCTGAACCATCAGCTTGATGTAGGCAAGAGTTCTGTCGTGACGTACAGCAACATCCAACGCACTCATAGCGGCATAGTTCCGTTGATCGTTTCGAATGATACGAAAGTCGTTCATCATACCTTCAATGGCATGCATTGTAAGTGGATCACGACGATTCATATTAGTCCACAATGTTCCGCCAACAAACACAACGTCGTCGATGATCTTCGTGTCTTGCTCTAAGAAATAGATGTTAGGATACTTAGCACACTCCTCACGTAGGTAATCAATGCCAGCATAGAATTTACCATTGTAAAATTCATGGTTGCCTGCAATATAGATCACGTGTGGAAATTGGAAACTGCAACGCTTGAAGAAATCACGGAAACGCTGTGCCTTTTCCTGTCTACGACCCAAACCGACACCAGCTGCAATGGCTGCTTGATCTGCGGTATTAGCGGGTTCTGGATGATCGTGCAGATCTTGGGCAACCATAATATCGCCGCCCAAAATTAGAACATCGCAGTTGTCGTTATTTGTGATAACGCAATCGCTGAATTCTAAATGCAAATCAGATACAAGTTTGATCTTCATAGAGTCTCTTTTACAGAAATATACACATATTATAGCATCAGTTTAAAAGACTGTCAAGTAAGTAAATATTAATAGAATTAGAGATTCTGGAGCGACTAGATGGATCCGTTTACCCTCTTTGCCTTAGCAAACGGTGCAGTTCAGGCCGTAAAGAAAGGGTGTCAACTTTACAAGGACATCAAAAGTGCCGCGGGTGATGTAAAAGGCGTACTCAAAGATCTCGACGATCAGTTTCACAAAAAGTACGATGGTAAACCAATACCCGACGCTGCTGTCAAACAACTCAACGAAGAAAAAATCCGGGTAAAAGAACTAAACAAACGCAGTGAAGAAACCACTAATATCTATACTGAAATTGGTGACTATCTCGGCCAATACTATGACAACTATTTCAAATGTCTAGCAGTTCTTGAAGACGAAGAAAAACGATCAAAGAATGAAGTATATTCGGGTGGTGACAGTCTGGCCAAACGTGCGTTGAAACGTGTGCTGATGCAAAAGCAACTGGAACAAATGGGCAAGGAACTTCGTGAGCTCATGATATATCAAAGCCCGCCTGAACTGGGTGCGCTGTACACTGAAGTAGAATCTATGACAAAAGAACTTGGAGCACAGCAAAAAGTTCTTATGGTTAAAGAAATAGAAAAAGCTAGATTACGTAAACAACGAATGGCGCATTATCACTTTGAAATTTCAGTGGGTATTGCCGCAGTAATATTAGTGTTTGTTATGATGGGCATGTTCATGTGGATTGCCCACGATGCGCAAAAACGTTGGGGTAGTGTAACTGACACTAGATATAGAGACACACTAGAGAGAGTTAGAAAACAAGAATGGTTTGAACATCAGAAAAAGCTAAAAGAATACGAACTTTTCCTACAGCAACAAAAAGCAGAGAAACAAGCAAGTGAATCCAGTAACTAAGACACTGCTAATAGTATTAGGTTCTATTCTTGGTATATTTTTAGTTCCTGCAATACTAATCATATTCCATGAATACATCGATGCCTTTATTTTCATAACGTCGGTACTGGCTTGTTTTATGCTGTTTGGATATTACAGCTATGAAGAACTATTACCAGAGTTTCAACGGGCACAGTTAGAGGAAGATCAAATCATGGCTCGCTTTGCTGGCAACCCAGAGAAGATACGATTCTATCGGGCATTCAAGAAACACTTTGACGGGGATTTAAATTTAGAACAACTAGAGAAATGGTTGATCGACCATCCTAGAAAACATTAAGCACGGGTGTAAAAATATATACCAGTTAAGGCCAATGTGCCGATGACAAAAAATATTCCACACATGATTACAAAGAACAGCACAGGATTCTTTACCTGTTCTAATTGTTCTCGTAGATCATCTAAAAATGAATTTGCCATACTAATATTTAAACTGCACAGCCTAAGAATATTAGTAGTAGAGAATTATATCGTGTTGGGGTAGTTATTTAAGATTAGCAACTAATTCAGCTTCGTGAATACGGGTGCGTGTATTTTTACTGCCTAGCAGAATCACAATACGTTTTCCCAAGGCAGTGTCCAGCATCATTACAATGCATCCTCCAGATGCATTGATCCATCCAGTTTTACTAACTTGAAATTTATATCCTTTGGCTATAATAGGATTAGTATTGTTATAAATTCTATACTTCTTTTTGTGTTTGATTTTCAATGTGCTTGTATTGCTGGCAGTCACTATTTTTGGATATGTTTCAGCAGCACGTACCAATTTAACAAGATCCGACGCTGTACTGACATTGGCTCGATTGAGACCGCTAGGATCCACAAATCTAGATTGATACATGCCTAATTCAATAGCTTTGTCATTCATTGCACGAATACAACGTGACCTTCCACCTGGATAATTTTGACAGAGTTTTTCTGCCGCAGAATTATTAGAACGTATTAAGGTAAGATCGATTAACTGTTGCCTGGTATGAGATTGAATCTTTTTCCCAAGATCTTGTCTGGCATCAAGAACCACCATAACAGTAAGCAGCTTAGTAATACTGGCTATGCTTCTTTGCTGGTTGATATTGTCACTGGTTAACACCGTACCTTGGGCATCAGCAACTATCCAAGATTTTGCTGTGATTGCCTGTGAGTGATTGTCTGCCTTAGCTGATATACCAAGACAGATCAAGAGCGAGCCCAAGAGTATGCCACAGCGTTTCAGGACGAATCCTTGATGGGCATATAACATCTGATCATATAGGTGTCCCTAGCACAGAGTTAGAATCGCTGCCTGACTTATCTTCACCAGCACCTAATACACATGCTAATCTAGTGTCATATTCTATCATAGTCCACGAACGAGTTTCTTTGTTCATCAATAATGTTATGTGAGTGTTATGCACGGATTTTCCAACCCAGACAGGTGTTTCTTTATGTGTGTCTACAAAATAGTTCATAACTGATTGTGCGTCTGAACATTTCATTGGTTTGGTTAAATCAATAATCTCCTGGGCGTGTGCTATAGAGCCTACTAGGCAGAATAGGAACGCCATTGCTGTTTTAAACATAATGGCTCCTTAAACTTTTATTTATTGTTAGGGAGAAAATGAATCACTCATTATGTATGCAGTGACACCAACCCGCTGTTTTTCGTTGAATACGGCTTTCCAACCGGGCATTTTGCGAAAACCATTGGTGACACGGTCATACACAAAGTCGGGTTGGTAGCTCGAGGGCTTGAGTTTGGGCGCTTTGCCTGGGTAGGCACTGTTGCCGTGGCAATGGCGACACTGACCGTCCCAGACTTGTTTGCCAGATTCAATGTAAGCGGGATCTTGCATGACTGCTTTGGAAAACTCTGGCGTTGGTTCAACAGCGGAAATTTCTTGCGACTGGACGTTGGCTATAGAGCTAGTTAGGCAGAATAGGAACGTCATTATTAACTTACGCATAATGGCTCCTTAAACAATTATTTACCTACGATAATTTCAGAAACATTATAAAACAAACTGTAAAGAGTCAATGGTAAAAATGTCAATACATAAAATACCAACAATAAATTAATCCAAAACCGCCAAGATGTTGATTTCATCACTGATATTGTTTTATAGATTCAACCACAGTTGTTAAACACATAGATTGCGAATTTAAAGTTTTGAACACTCTAGTTTTTTCCTTGTCTCTGCACTGATATTCGCAGATTTGTATACCAGTGTCAGTGATAGTTTTGTAACTAAGGTCGCAGTCTGCATCTGAAAACACATAAGATCTCGCCTTACTGGAAGATCCGAGATCGATATTCACACTAAGATTTTTAGGCACAAGCGGAGCAAGTACCGTTGTCACCGCCACCATGCCTAATAATATTTTATTGAATGTTTTCATTAACTCCCATGGTTACCTTACTTAAAATAAAATTTTCAACTCTAACATCGCGCCACTGTTTCGTAGATCGTTTTGTCTTTGTTGAATAGTGCCTATTTGAATTGTAGCATTCTTTTTAGAAATAAAACTTAGGCCTGCTTTGCCAGTTTCTAAATGTCTACTGTTTTGGCTGTATTCTGCATACACACTCATCTTGTCGTTGACATAATGATCAACACGTATACCTGCTTCGGTGGTATCAGTTATCTTATTAACTGCGGCATAGTCAACTGCTGATAATGCTGATCCTGAATCAGTCGCCGAGTCTCGACGATTTTGTTCTTTTCTAGCACCAGCAAATAATCTAACGCCTTTCTTAGCAGGGGTATAAAGTCTTACCTGTGCCCATAAGTCTTCGCCTGCGGCACTGGCACTATTTGATAAATTTAAATCAGGAAGTGCGTGAGTGGTATTAAATTTATTTTTTGCATGCCCAACATCGCCTTTGACTAACCAATCGTTTCTAGTCCATAGTGCGTATAAATTTACAGCATTTTTATACAAAGATCCTGTGCTGTTATTTCCATCCATGTTTAGGTTAATTTGACTAAACTGTCCGCCTATCATTAAATCAGTTTTTACCAAATGTGCTATACCTAAACTGTATCGATTAGCAGTTGATTGATATCCGTCAACAGTATCGGTGCCTGATCTCGATGCTGTGATATCAAACACAGTGCGTTCGTTGACATTTGCACCTATTAATTTAATTTCACCGTCGTGGGCTCTATGACGAATTAATGGATCGCTGACTAAAATAGAATTTTCTCGTATGTTAGCTTCTGCTAGTCTATCAAACTGATCAATTCTGGTCTGATATGCTGTGGTTGTTGCACTGGACAGCACCTCATCCACAGTAACAGCCGCAACTGTTGTGGTAGTACCTACTACAACGCTGGTAACAACTTCATCGCTGGTACTGGTACTGGTAGTGGCTGTACCGTTTGTAGTTGTTGATGTTCCGTCACTGTATGTAGTAACTGTTACTGGTGTCGTGACTGTAGTAACTGTTACTGGTGTTGTGACTGTGGTAGTTGTGGTGTAAGGTGTAACTGTAGTGGTTGTTGTGGTCACCGGTGTGGTCACAGTGGTAGTGAACACCTGATTAACAGTTAGAGTTTTTTCTGTTTGATCACCACGATTTCTAGTTTCAACTACTGTAGTGACTGAGGTTCCTCTAGTCACTACATCTGTTTCTGAAGTTGTACCATCAACTGTGCTGGTAGCGGTTGTACTTGAGCCTCTGCTGTTGCTGGTGGTAGTTTGATTGGTCGTTGTGGTTCCTGTTACAGTAGGTGATCCACTTCCTGATCCGCTGCTGCTGCCGCTGAAGGATGTAACCGACAATGTACCGGTGTATCCACCCGGTGTTGCTGCTGTAGTACCACCATTGGCATCATAGCCGCCACCGCTCATGTTTGCTGTGATGCCGGCTGCTGTGGTTGTACACATTACAGATCCACTGGTTGTACCGCATGCACCCCAGCTGGAAGAACTGGTCCAACCTTGTGCAAATACACCCGATGAATCAAGACCAAACTCTGGATTATACAATATGTTGCTACCCGCCGATCCACCTGTTGGTGTGAATGTTACTGTTGGTACACGCCATTGTGGACCATAATTACCTGCCCACCATGATGTATCTGTACCAATCATGATAACTTTGACATGAGTGACACTGGCACAACTGCCTGCAGTACCACAATTAGTAGAAGTCAATGATAGTGTACTCCAAGGTTCTGAGTTGTCACCTGGACCTGAACTCCAGGCATTCATTTGTAGTAGATTACCGGTGGCGTAACTGGTAGTACTAGAACCCAATAAGGTTCCGCCATTATAGTATTCTAATTTAATTTGTCCGGTATCGTGTTGCAATGGTCGACCACCACCTGCGTGTGCTTCCACTGAAAAAGTCAGTGTACCACCACTTTGCATCGCACTATCAAATACTATATTTTGACTGATCGTGCTATTAGCGGTATAAGACATGTTTGCACTATTATAGTCTGTGCCGGACTCAAATGCATTTGCTACTGAGGTGAACAGGAAAGCCAGCGCCACCATGGCTGATTTAAATAATTTCATTAGGTTCGCTCCTTAATGTAAAATTATTTACAGTAAAATGGCAGCGAATTATATGATGCGATTATTGTTTGTCTTTTTTCTTGGAAGGAGTTTTGTCTGGTCCTGTTTTCTTTGCTTGGTCTAACATTTTTTCTGAAGCAGGACTAGTACGGTGGGGTGGTGTATGTTTAGTAGGTTCTTTAATTCGAGGACTTCTGTTAAACCAGCTCATAACAATATTTATACGGAGAGCATAGAGAATTAACTAATTAGATTAATCTAAATTAAAAGGGCAGTTTATTAACCGAGTGTGATTCTAGGGGTAGCTTTGCTTTGTTTATCAACTAGGCTAAATGCTATGCCAGATATAAGTTTAAGATCAGACAGCGGATTATTTAACTCTTTATCCAGTTGTTGTCCTCTATAAACTCTAAACTCTCTAGTTGTTTTATTTAAAAATAAAAAGTTGTCTTTTGATGATCCTTCCTCTCGATAAGTCTGCAGTGATAATGTATTGAGATATCTTAACAACATATTATTATTTTGTAACTGATTTGATTCCCCCGGTGGCACAGTTGCTGGTGTTAGCTTTCCGTTCGTTTGCATAAGAATGGCCTGAATTGATTTTTTAACAAGTTTTATATCAAAAGTTGATGCAGGGAATATTTTTTCAGATATTTTTGTTAATAGTTCTGCTCTTGCAGATAAATTCATACCTAATCTATCAAATTCTTGATTATAGTTTTCAAAATTATTTGCCTGTAGATTATATCTTGTGTGGTTTTTTATATTTCCTTCTGCATCTTTTTTGCGTTCAGTCATATTTTCAAAGCCGTAGCTTACTAAAATTTTCTCTATCTCTGGCCAAACAGCCTTTCCTGAAACTCCGGTATCGAATATTGCCCCAGTTCTTTTTGGTGTACCTAATTTACCGGTCTTTAATTCTGCTTGACTTGTATTTCCAGCTTTTACTTCAAACATTTCATCACCTATCTTAAGATCTCCTTTTTTCTCTTTGCCTGTAGGATTTCCTAACATAACCAATGCAAATTCACCCGGTCCAACGTTCCCGGCAGTTTTACCAGGAATCCAATTAATAAAATCAGCAATTACTTTAGCATACACTCTTTTTACCACAGGATCATTAACTACGAATTGATCTAATTTTCCTTTTGATTTTTTAACCATTGGGATCATATCGATTACCCCTGTTTGAGCCACTTCAAGGAATCGTTTGGCTTCTTCTATCGGTATTTCATCGTTTAAGAATATCGATCTAGCCCTAGCAATACTTTGTTCATTATTTTCATTAACTTTTGATAACATTTTACTAATATACGGATCTAAAGATTTATAAGAGTCAGTTGCTTCTTTTAATGCATTCTTTATTTCTTCTTCAAATTCATTTATTTGTGCTTCTAATTGTTTTACAATTAGTACTGCCTGCTTTCCTAATTTTAATTTTTTTAATAATTTAATATTGCTTTCAATACCGTCAATCTTTGATTTTAGAGAAGGTATATCTTGTATGGTTGTTTCTTCTAAACTTTCTGTTTTAGCAATTTGATTCGTATTAGGAATAGCTGGGCCAGCAGGTGCAGTAAGTGGGGGAGGTGTTGGCGCAGGCTTTGGTTCTTGCACAACATTTTTTTCATTAGCTTTGACTCTAGATAATAATTTATTTGTTGTTATTAAAATAGCATCAATGCCTGCCGCAAGCATATTCAGTGCCTTAGGCTTATCTTTTGCTTTATCTAAAAGATCTGCTAATTCTGTAGTTGATTGTGGGGTTTTAAATTCAAATATTCGCATAGCTAGTATTTAGCGAATTTCAGGGAACAGGCACTCTTGGATGAAATGCTGTACATCGTCCTCTGAAAGCCCTAAACTAACCATTACCTTCGGTGTATGAGGGTTTTGTTTCTGATTTTGTGCGTAGTAATTTTGATTGTGAGTAGTGTTCTTAGCTGTGCGATTAGTATCACCTACATGCTTGAGATATACTTCTGTGGTAAGTTTTACAAGATCCATGATCTGTTCTAGTTCTTCCGGATCGCTGACATTGCCCGCAGCAATCATAGATCCTGTGAAAATACGTTCTGCCCACTCGGGTAGTTTCCGTGTTTTATTCCACTGTAATTTTTGAGTTTCTGCAGCAAACCAATCAATAAGGTGATGTTCGATATCTCCAGCAGGGCTGAAATCATGAAAACACCCAGTGATCTTATTCTTACCTGCAATAACATCAAATCCGTAAATAGGTGCCGGGTTATGGATGTGTGGGAAAATACAGCAATGCATCATCCAGAGTCCCTTTGTGGATCGGGCATCGACTACATCGATATGAGCTCTACGATAATCATCACTGGTCCAAATTCTATTAACCCAACCCGGTTGATTAAACCGATCCATCCCCGGCTCAAACACTTCAGTACCTGTGCTATCGAACGACTTCTCAAATAGAGATTGTATCTCTATCAGTGTGTTCCAAACATTATTCTCCACGGTACAAATCTCGCATCATTTTAATAGCATACTCAAAAGCCACACGAGCTTCGTCACCCAGTTCGTCTGTTAGTGTTGCACGGATAGCACCTTTCATGTCATCGCCATTTTCAAAGTCGTAGAACTTACCACTTGATATATGTGCTACCTGCTTCTTGATGATCTGTCCACCGAATAGGTCGCCCATGTGACGGCAGTATAGATGGGCCTTAATTTGTGCTTTACGTTGTGGATCATTGCCTAGTCTATGCAAGTATGCTTGATACTCTAATGTAGCAGGAGTTAGATAACAGTATGAGCCATCGTCTAATTCTTGAAAGTCTGCGTATATAGACTTTAGTCTTGGAAGGTCCGGCATGGTGTCAAGAAAGCCCTGACGTTTGCAGTACCATTCGATTGGATCGTATACTGCTAGTAGATTGTACAGATAGTTTCTGTAGTCTTGTTTTTCAATTTTGCCACTGAGCAACATCTTAGCAAATGTTGTAGTTTCTGCCTCATGATGGAGGTCTTTGGTAATTTCTCGTAGACTCATTCTGGGTCCACTTGTACACGCAAAGGTGAACCATTCTGTCTAGCCACTGCTGTGGCTTCCATGCCTTTTTGTTCGGCGATTTCAAAACTGTAGACACCGGCCACGCCGCTGCCAGTTTCATGTATTTCCAGTGTGACTTCTTTAGCAGACGATTCTGTGTGCTTGAAAATTCCTGTTAGCAGTTCTATAACCAATTCCATTGGGGTGGAATCATCATTGAGAAAAATCACCTTCCATAATCCGGGAGGTTTTAGTGCTACAACTACTGATTCTTCTACTGCGGTATCTGTTGACATATAATTCCTATGATGTAATATTTAATAAGGGAGGTTACCCTCCCTTATATTTTACTATTTAATGTCAACGATGTCAATGACCTTGGGCTTGGCGCTTTCAGGAACATTGCGTATTAGTTTAACGATCAGCATACCGTTACGGATTTCTGCACCAACTACCTCGATGTGTTCTGCCAAAGGAAATTCTTTGACAAAATCTCGAGTAGCAAGGCCTCTGTGTAGGTAAACAATCTCCGGCTGTTCGTGACGAATAGATTCTGCTCCTTCGCCTGTAACTGTAAGAACATTTGATTCTACAGTAACAGCAATTTCCGATTTTTCAAATCCGGTCACAGCAATTTGAATCTCATACTGATTGTCACCAGTCTTGAGAATATTGTGTGGTGGATAGTTGTTGGGTACGCTGTTAGCATACCGGCGTTCCATTTGGTCAAACATGGTGTCAAACCCAATGAGTGCTCTGCTTAGAGCATCTAATTTTGTTAATTGATTGTTCATAATAGTCTCCTTTTAAAGTAAGAACAATTGAGGCCTCGAAAGTACCTCAGTTATGATTAGTCTGCCTTCTTCTCTGTGAAGCTGGCATCAACTACATCATCTGCTTCAGGCTGAGTAGGCTGTGCTTGTGCTGCCTGTTCCTTGGCCTGCTTTTTCTCCAACAATGTTTTCATTGCCGGGAAAACTTTATTAAGCTCTTCGGTGATCTTTTCAGCGTCATCACCGTTGGCCGCTGTTTCCACTGCGGTGATCACAGTTTCGATTTCTGTGACTTCTGCTTCTGTGAGCTCTGCACGGAATTCTTCAAGATCTTTTTTGACTTCATGTACCTGTGCTTCAGCTGAATTTCTTGTATCGATCAGCGTACGAGCTTTTTTGTCTGCTTCTGCATTTAGCTCTGCGTCTTTGATCATAGCTTCGATCTCAGCTTCTGATAAACCACTGTTGGATTTGATAGTGATCTTGTTCTCTTTGCCTGTGGCTTTGTCCTTGGCACTGATATGCATGATGCCATTGGCATCGATGTCAAAGGTCACTTCAACCTGTGGCTGTCCTCTACGTGCAGGAGCAATGCCGTCTAGTTTGAATTCACCTAAGAGTTTGTTAAACTTAACAAGCTCACGTTCACCTTGGAACACTTTGATGTCTACAGCTGGTTGGTTGTCTTCTGCTGTGGAGAATGTCTGCTGTCCTTTAGTTGGGATAGTTGTGTTCTTTTGGATAATTTTTGACATCACACCGCCCATTGTTTCGATACCTAAACTCAAAGGTGTTACATCTAGCAATAGAACGTCTTTGCGATCACCACCTAATACAGCACCTTGGATAGCAGCACCAACTGCTACAGCTTCATCTGGATTGACATCTCTACGTGGTGCTTTACCAAACAGCTTTTCAACTTCTTCCTGAACCTTAGGCATGCGTGTTTGACCGCCTACTAGGATGACTTCGTCAATGTCTGAGGCACTCACGCCTGCGTCTTTGAGAGCTGTACGGCATGGTTCTAAACTTCGATTGACTAGTTCTTCTACCAACGACTCTAACTTAGCACGACTGATCTTGATGTTCATATGACGTGGACCAGAAGCGTCTGCAGTGATGTAAGGTAGATTAACATCTGTGCTGGTGTTACTAGACAATTCGATCTTGGCTTTTTCTGCTGCATCTTTTAGACGTTGCAGTGCTAACATATCTTTGGTAAGATCCACGCCCTGTTCTTTCTTGAATTCATCGCAGAGATGATCCATGATACGTTGGTCGAAATCTTCCCCGCCCAGGAATGTATCACCGTTGGTAGATAACACTTCGATCTGTTTCTCGCCATCCACATTAGCAATTTCAATAATGCTTACGTCAAACGTACCACCGCCTAGGTCATATACAGCAATCTTTCGATCTTGTTTGTCCTGTTTGTCTACACCATAGGCCAGTGCAGCCGCGGTTGGCTCATTGATAATACGTAGTACTTCTAGTCCTGCAATCTTACCTGCATCTTTGGTTGCTTGACGTTGACTGTCATTGAAGTATGCAGGCACAGTGATAACTGCTTGGGTCACTTCATGTCCCAGATAGTCCTCTGCGGTCTTCTTCATTTTACGTAGAACTTCTGCTGAAATCTGTGGGGGTGCTAGTTCTTTGCCTTGAGCTCGAACCCAAGCATCGCCGTTGGAGTTTTCGTAGATCTCATAGGGCATGAGATCAAGGTCTTTCTGTACAGCCTGTTCTTTAAACTTGCGACCAATCAATCGCTTGCTGGCATAGATTGTGTTTTTGGGATTTGTTACTGCTTGACGCTTGGCTGAAGCGCCAACAATGATTTCTTCTGGGGTATAAGCCACGATTGAGGGTGTGGTTCTTGCACCTTCTGAATTTTCAATAACTTTGGATTTTCCATTCTCGATAACAGCCACGCATGAGTTGGTGGTGCCGAGGTCAATACCGATGATCTTAGACATGTCTATCTCCTTTAAAGTAAGATCTATTTGAGCACTATGCTCTATAAACTGCCCTTGACGGTGCAATTCACAATTTTATTTATATCAGATATTCTCTAGATTTTGAATATTTGACCATTTTTTAAGTTTTTCAATTTTAGCAGCTTGAGCACGTTCGATGTTAGTGTAGCTGACAATGTCCATGCTGTGCAGAATATCAATCATAGCCATCATATCGCCTAGTTCTTCTTCAAGGTGTTCTCTATTGGTTTTGGGTTTGCCTGGCTTATAGTTGTCCAGTCCAAAACGGCTGATCTTACTAACAGCCTGAATTACTTCTGCACATTCTTCTTGGAGAATGTCCATTACTTCTTTAGTTTGTGTGTCCATGTATTATCTTGTGCTCGCAAAAGGTGCAATGTAATTGCCGTCGCTCATAGTGCTCATACGTAGAGCCTTGTAGACATTTTGTACTCCGACTGCTTGATTCCAAGCATCTTCAAGAGCATGGTGTTTGAGTACAGGAGGCCGATTGGGATTAATACCGATATCAAAAATTGTACGAGTGTCACGCACTTCCCAAAAACTCCAAGGAATAGCTTTGCCAATTTTACGGAAATACCATTCTAAGATTGTGACGTCAAACCCTGCACCGTGACTCCATACACGTTTAGCACCCCAACAGAACTTATAAAGTTGTGTTATTGCTTCTTCAATGGAGATTCTGTTCGCAGGATCAAATGCTTCGTTCTGAGCATCTTGGCTTTGGTTAGCCCACCAGTCTAAGGTAGCCTGCGAAACCGTAGCACCAATCCGATCACAACTGTCAACATCAACACGGACATAAAATTTCTCACATTTCTTTTCGTTTACGTCATCGCCGAATGGGTCAAATTTAACAGCGCCAATGGTTAAAATTGTTGCTGTGGGGAGAACATCTAAGGTCTCCAAGTCGATCATAATATCTGTTAGCACATGATTCTTTCTTAAAATTGTTTTTTAGGTAATTCGTTTTCACGAAGTTTCTTTCGCCAACGTGCCTTAGCCGCACCTTTTTTACGTTTGCGTTCAGTGGTTGGTTTTTCGTAGAATTCTTTTTGTCTTAGTGTATCAAGAACACCTGATTCTTCTACTTTTTTCTTTAATCTGCGCAAGGCTTGATTGATGTTTTCGTTTTCTTTAACTACAACACCGGTGCCTAGAAGTTTGTTGGGTTTAAACATGATATTTTGCAATAGTCTCCAATAGGTTTAAAATTTCATCACTGTTAAGTATAACACGATCGTTGGCCACATGTAAATCTCGCAATGTGCCAAAATAATAAGATCTTGGATCTGCTGCTAGATAACCGGTGATCATATCGCTTTCTGTATCAGAGTCTGCATTGAATATAATAAGATCGCTCTGAGATTTCATTTGCAGTAGCCAGGATATGGGATTGCCAATATGCCATACATAATTGATGACATTATGAGACAGATTATTTTTTAGAATTGCCTGAGACACTATAGCAGTTTGTTCGTTGGTGAGATTTACATGGGTTATTCTTAGACCTTGTAATACTGTGTCATCGGGCGGTGTTATAACTAAAATCTTAGCTGTCACTTCTTCACGCCTTGAATGCGTTGCCATAGAGTCTTTTCGTTTTGCTCAGCGTTCTGTTGATATATTTCTTTGACCTTTTTAACTTGATTGCCTTGAGTGTCCTTTTCCATCCAAGACAGATCTGCATCTGTACTCTGTTCTTTGGCCCACTCTTTGGCTTTTTCTGATTCCTCTGTATCAGGATTTTCATCGGCCCACTTCTTAGCTTCTACGGCTGCATCGTCTACGAAGTCTGCCTGTGGTTTGATATAATCCTGCCAAGGTAAATGATCGATGATGCCTTTATCTAATAGACGCCGTTGAATTTTTAGACTAGACTCTGGATTGTCATGTTTCCATGCTGTCATGGCTTGTTTTTCTGTTTCAGGAGCAGAGTTAATTATATCACTGTCTTCAATTTCACGTTCTTGTTCTACAGCCTTTTCAGCTTCTTCGATCATTTTGTTCCACTGTTCGAGTGGTATGTCCCCTACCACTTCTGCTGGCTTTTCCTCCGGTGCTGTTATATCACCTCCTAGTGCAGTCAACGGTGTTTCGCTTGGAACTTCTTCTGTGTGTGTTTGTAATTCGTGTGCTGAAGGAAATGGCCACAATGCTGTGGCTGCAGGTCCCAATTGATTCGGTTCTAGTTCCTCTTCAGGCTCTGCCTCTGGTTCCTCAGGAGCTGTTTCTATCTCAGCAACCTTTAGATTGTCTTCTTCTTCTTCTTGTTTGCGGAACCATTGGAAACTATATTGACTGGCCAATAATAGAATAACAGCCAACGGATCAAACACCACAACAATGATAATGATCACCCAGGTCACTGCTTTTTCTAATACATTGGCATCCGGGTTGTCACCGTAGATAAAATTGGCAATGTATTTTATAGGTCCTACTTCAGCCTCGACCTTTCGTACTTCCGCCGCGATAGGCGCACGTTCTTCGCTAACGGCGGCAACAATTTTCTGTTCGGCCGCAATCTCAGATTGAAGGCGGACTCTTTCTTTTTGCTGTGCTCTTCGGAGCCCAACAGCTTTGTCGGCACCTTTTTCATCACTGCTTCGACCCATAACTTGGTCCACAGCCTCATCCATCTGTCTAAGCGCCTTGCGGTTCGCATCTATATTGTCCTTGGCTGTTTTGATCTTTTCGTCGTAGATTGCGATCCTGCTCTGTACATCACCGGATACAAGACTTTGATCACTGTGTGCTTTGCTTAGGAATCCAAAGATACCCATGCTGGTGATTAACATTAGTATGGCAATAGCTGCAAGCAGGTATGCTCGAATAAAATACGGTGCTCGAGTCCAATTTTGTTTGAGCCATACAGTGCCGGCAAGTTTGCTGATTTCCAAGGCCACACCCATCACAATGATTGGGATAACTGCCGCAGAGAATATGGCCACTAGTCCGGCCACACTATAATAGATGGCCACCGCAGAAACTGTTAATCCGCTGAGTAGAGCTGACCAGGCAATGAATTTGTCGCTTGTATGTATTCTCATGAACTAGTATTTAGTTGTGCCAATGCCATCTATTATCTACTTCGTTAAAACAGGCTGTGGTCTGCATGTTCTTTTCTGTGTCGTGAGCTATCAAATGAATGTGCAGACGTTTACACATTGTCCCGTTTTTTGGATATTGCCAAGCCACCCGTACAGTGCCGCTGGCATTGTTCTTGTACCAACGAGCAAACTGTCCAGGCTGCACTTCCTCTAATGCTAGGATCAGTGAACTGTAATAGGCTGCTTTTTGTTCGGAGTCTAACCCTTTGAACCACCCAAACGACACATCGATAATTTGATCCAGTAATGATCCGTTTGAGCTTTCATAGAATTTGGGATTTTCTATGTTTATGGTCTGAGCATTACTGGACGTATTCATAGCCAACAACAGCACCGTTGTGGTCAAGAATTTGACAGCTTTTGATTTGTACGTTAACAAGTTTATCTCCAGATCGAACAGTTCTATTTGCGATACCGCAGTGGTCAGCCATGCCCATTCTCACAGCAGTCAGCCGTTTGAATTGATCATCAGTGCATTCAACCACAGTCCTACTGGTTACCTTTTCTCCATCCTGAGACTGAATGGTTTGATTGGTATAGCAGTACTGTGGTTTCTCAGCTGCCACCTTGGTTGATCCACAACCTGACAGCAGTAGTAGGATGGCTGCAAATACTACAAAGAGCATAAACAATCGCCATTGATCTCGATTCATTGACGTGCGGCTTTCTGCTCTTTGCTTTCAGCGATCAATTGATCGAAAACTGTTTTTGGCATTTTCAGTTTCACAAAGGTGTAGTGTCTACCCTGCATGGTAAAATGTCCAACTTCGCGTTGCAAATGCTCGCGAATGGTAGTTTCTCGTACCATATAGGAGATTTTAGTATAGGTGGACTTTTTGTCATCTTTGAACTCGATGCGTGTTTCGCTGTTAACTTCTGAATTGATTCGCTTGGCAAAGTTATTCATAGCGATAGCATACATCTGTTCTTCTGCGGCCTGAGCATGAATTGATTCGCCAGCGCCACAGGCATAGGCCATTTCTTTTTCTTTCCAAAACCATCCTTCAGTTCCGGCCTGTGCGCAATCTTGATACCAACCGGGCTGCATATAGACTTTGCTTTCCTGAATTGGTTTCATCGACGAACACCCTGTGATTACCAAACCTACCAAACCTAAAATTAACGTCTTTTTCATCACTGACCTTTCTGTGTGTGTTTTCAGTATTAATAGTATAGCACCACAGTTGGTCAATGTCAACCGGGTGCTTTACCAAATTATTTAAAAAATATCAAAGCCATTAATGTGGCCTGGATGATGAATCCAAGTCCGATAGTGACAATGTTTAGCATGTCCTTTTGAATAGTGGCCTTGATAAACAGCAGAGTTAAGCCGGTCCAAACCAATAGTACTAGGTCAACTCCGGGCAGTCTATCAGTCAGTCCTGCCATCACTGCTAACATGCTAGGCACAGTGGCAGCATGTAGAACAATGGCTGCGAGCCAACCAAATGTTTCTGCTGAGATTACAGAAATCTTAGTTTGTACGAATTCTTTGATCTGTGTAATGTCTATCATATATTGATTCCTTTCTGTTTGTAAAAAATGTGTTGTCCAATTTGACCGACTTTATCTAACTGCCATCTTGGATTAACATAGGTGGCATGATAATACAAAGCATCTTTGAGAATAGACAATCTAAATCCTTCCAACAGAACTTTTTTTGCGACTTCATAGCTTTCATTATAAGCCTCCTTGTTAATTGGTCGATTTCTATGTACTTGGTCACAGGCCCATGAGAATTGGCAAATAACCTTGTTCATAAACACATTTTTTTGGTACACTACTCCGCAGACATCGTTGCCGAATTTGCCAGCAGCTACCCGATTCATAGTTACCTGCGCCACTGCCACCTTACCTTCAAAGGGCTCATAGCCTGCTTCGCGATAGATATTGATGGCTAAACAGTCAAGTTGTTTTTCTCGGGTGTGAATAGACACTACATCTTTGTTATATAACCCGTTTTTCAATTTGAGATCTTCAAACTTCATCGAGGTTAACTGTGTAATCAAAAAGATTACTGCAAACAATCCTATTACATAGGAAACTACTTTTGTTAATTTTTCCATAAGTCCTCCTTTGACTTGGTGTGATTCAAAATCAAATCACATTACATAAAGGGAGTTAACTTCACGAGGCTCTGAAAGAACCCTACTTTCGTGTAGTTGTCTCCATTGGACGCACAATCTCATAACTTGTGTGCCTTTGGCGACCCTTGGCATCCCGAAAATACGGGTTTCTCATTGGCCAAGACCCGCGGAACTGTTTCTGCTTTTGACATACTTTGGTTCTACTATCTCAGTTTCTTTGCGAAACGTTTAATATATAGTCGATATTTTGGATTCATAGACGAAAACCGGCAATTATCGACGCATTTTGGATATATCTACCGCCTCTTCATTGGAAAATACCGGTACAGCATTGCTCTTGTGCATCGTAGCAATTCCCTTGACCATAGTACCAGTATACACCGGACTGGGCTTTAAAACAGCATTACCACCAGTATCTACACTTTTGATATGAGATGTGGTATCGCGGCCTTCTGGAATCTTGAGGCTGTAGGAACTGCTCAAGCTCGGAGCATTCATAGCACGGCCACGCTTCTTTTCCTCTTGCTCTATGCCCTGACGCCTCAGCAGATCTTTCCACGACTGGTCCAACTCACGAGCTGTTCTAGCATGTTCTGCTGAAGCAAACTTTTGTTTGCCTTTTCGTTTACCTGTGGTCGACAGCCACGGACCTTCTAGATGCATACTCAAAATAGAACTCCTAAAAATTTACTGTACACATAGTATAACGTCTTTGTTAGTGTTTGTCAACACTAAAATAGGGATCCGATTTTAACCAATCGTAGTAGATTTGAAACCCTTCGTCAACATCCACTTTTGGATCAAATCCAAAATCTCTGCGAGCAGCATCTATATTCAGTGCTCCTCTGCTGGGGAAATCCAAATCACGATTGCCTACAATGATTTCACCCCGGCCTGCAACTTTGACTGCCAATTTGGCAGCATCCAATAAACTGTGGCTGTGACTTTTGGTAATGTTATAGGTCTTGTTGTCTGTGCGATCAGAAAGAGCGGCGGCAACAATACCATCTGCGGCATCATCTACATAGGTGAAGTCTAAGGTTTCTTGAGCTCCGTTGACTTGAAGTGGTTGTCCTCGCATTGCACGGAGGATGAATTTTGAGATGACTCGGTCTTCAACATCAAGTGGCCCATAAACAGCACTGGGACGGATAATAGTATGAACAAGATCAGTACGACGAGTATAATCTTTGACCAGCCATTCGCCTGCGAGTTTGAGGATTCCATATTGTCCTTGTGGTTTGCATTCATAATCTTCCTTTACATCGTCTTTGAAATCACCGTAGACCATCGAACTTGAAATGTAGATAAACTTTCGAACTCCGTATGTGTTGCTATGGTCTAGCAAATTCAGCAGTCCTTCTGACATGGTTCGACTGCCGCGGCCTGGGTGAGCATTTACCACCTTCTGTCGTGGAAAACTAGCCATATGTATGACTATTTCGGGCTTGTCAACGCTAAAGCATGACTCCATGGTCCATTTATTCACAATGTCAAGACAATAGTATTTTGTCAAGTCCAATCCCTGTGAACGTTGTGCTATGAGATGATCAATTTCTTCCTGAGGAATAATATCATAATTGGTTTTTGTATCAATGATACTTACTGTGTGACCTTGTGCTTGTAGTCGTCGAACTATGTTATGGCCGATAAGTCCTAGGCCACCTGTTACTAAAATATTCATTTTGTTTGCTCAGCAATCATTTTGTATCCTTTACCAGTAGGATGTACACCGTCGGTACTCATGTGATCTTTAGGTCGAAGAATGATTGTATCTCCGTACTCTTTAGCGATCCGAACGATTGCATCGTGTGGAATAGGTTTACGATCCTGTCCCGGATCAATCCAGTACACCCGATCAGCTTTAGTAAGCTCTCGAATAACTCGCAACTCTGCTTCTGTTTTCACACCCCGGTGATCATTGGCACCAAGGCTGATAATCACATGTTTGGCCACATACGGACTCTTGCTCACATTTTTGTTGAGCCAGTCATATGAGTTGATACCGCCTTTGCTATAACTCACACACTCAGGTCTAGCCTGTGATGTGCCTACTGCAATACTGTCACCCATAATTAAACACTCTAACATAATTCCTCCGAAAATATCAATCATAAAAATATAGTATAACATACTTAATACACATGTCAAGAGAAGGCCCACTTCAGTGGGCCATTCTTTTAGTTCTGATTAACGATTAGCGATATACATCGTGATCTCGAACCCGTAACGCATTTCAACTGCTTCTGGTTTTGTCCACATAATAGTACTCCTTTATAAAAATACACACTTCATATGTGTGCGTATTTATTATATAACAGAATTATCACAGACTACATAGTGAAAAACATTAAAAGAGGCTACAGATTTTATGTATTCAGGCTACCAGTTGGTATTCTTCCTTGCCACAACCACATTCTGGACAGATGTGATATTTGTCCAGTTCTTCAAACACGCCATCTGCGGCTTCGTCATGAATATGACCACATACTGTACACATGTATTGTTGCATGGTCATCCCCTTATTGTGTTTCTTTGTGAGAAACTAATGCTTTGGTAAAACGATTAGCGTGGCTGCGTTCAGCCTTGGCCAGTGTTTCAAACCAATCAGCTACTTCGTCAAAGCCTTCGTCGCGAGCAGTCTTGGCCATGCCTGGATACATGTCAGTGTACTCGTGTGTTTCACCGTGTATAGCTGATTCCAAAGCTTCGGTGGTGGTTTTAGCACTCATACCTGTACCTGGATCACCAGCACCACCTTCAATTAGAAATTCCATGTGACCGTGTGCGTGTCCAGTTTCACCTTCAGCAGTGCTGCGGAATAGAGCAGCAATGTCGTTGTCTCCAGCGACGTCAGCCATGTTCGCGAAATACAAATAACGGCGGTTAGCCTGAGATTCACCTGCGAAGGCAGCTTTAAGATTTTCTTCGGTACGTGTACCTTTGATTTTTTCAGTCATACATTTCTCCTTGTTTGTGTTGTATGTGTATATTATATATCCTATTAAAACCTAAAATCAATAGGTATTTACAACAATTATTTCTATTGCTGTAATAGGAAAAATAAAAGGACCCGAAGGTCCTTTATTGAGCACACAGTGATTAGAAACTACGTGTGTAGCTCAGACGCCATGCGTCTTTTTCTTCGTCACCGTAACTACGTGAAAAACGTACGGCAACAGAGTCTTGCTTGGTCAATGCATAGCCCACTGTGGCATGCACACGTTGTGTTTCGTAGGCTTTACCGCTTTCGAATGCATTGCGATAACGACCGCCTACATCACCAGTGAAGCCAGCTGCCAATGGAAACTTAACACCTGCGTCGATAGCGTAGGTGCTGAAGTGTGTGGCGCTGGTGATACGTTCACCCAGGCGTCCGCCCAAGTAGAACATGCCCATGGATTTTCTAGCACGAACTTCTAGACCTGAACTGATTGAGCCTGAACCCAGTGCAGTTTGGCTGGTGTTGGTTTTGAGACTGTAGTCCCAACCTTCGGCAGCTTTAAAGCCGACTACCACCGCGTTAACAATGTTGTTGGCGCTGGTTTTACGGTTTTCTTCTTCGCTGTACTCATAGGTAGCATAACCATTGGCCAATGCTGAACCTGTGACCAACAATGAGGCTAGTGCAAGTGACAGTTGTTTTGTAAATTTCATAGTTTCTCCTTTGTTAATTTACTGTGTTAATCTATAATATTATACTTATGACTTTGCAAAGTCAACCTTTTATTTCTTAATCTGTGTCCAAACGTCACTGCGAATACGGTCAGTGACTGCTTTTGGCAATGGCACATAGTCAAGTTCTGCAGCCATTTTACCACCGTTTACAAATGCCCAATCAAAAAACTTGATGGTTTCTTGGCTGTTCTTTGCGTTCTTTGGTTCACGATACATCAGGATAAATGTTGCACCTGTGATGGGCCATGATTGTGCGCCCTTTTGATTTACCAAACTGATGCCCATGCCTGGTGTTGCGAACCAATCAGCACCTGCGGCAGCGGCTGCAAACGTTAGGTCATCTGGGTCAACATACTTGCCATCACGATTTTGCAATTTAGCATAGGTCATTTTGTTTTTCTTGGCATAGGCATATTCTACATAACCAATTGAATTCTTTACACGACCCACATTGGCAGCAACACCTTCATTGCCTTTGCCACCTACTGAACTGGCGGCAGGCCATTTCACAGCGGCACCTTTGCCCATTTTCTCAGCCCAGGTCTTGCTGACTTCGGTCAAGTAGTCAGTAAAGATAAATGTTGTACCAGAACCATCTGCACGATGTACTACCGTGATGTTCTCTGCAGGCAACTTGGCCTTGGGGTTCAATGCTGCAATCTTGGCATCGTTCCATTGTGTGATTGTGCCCAAATAGACTTCCGCCAACACTTCACCAGTTAACTGTAACTCACCAGGCTTGATGCCTTCTATGTTAATGATTGGTACAACACCGCCCAACACTGTGGGGAACTGAACCAATCCGCTTGCTGTTAACTCGTCACCTTTTAATGGTGCATCTGTGGCACCAAAGTCCACAGTGGCTGCTTTGATCTGTTTGATGCCACCTGAACTACCGATGCTTTGATAGTTCAACTGAACATCAGTTTTGACTTGATATGCCTCTGCCCACTTGCTGTAAATGGGAAAGGGGAAGGTTGCGCCTGCCCCTGTGATCGTTTGTGCATTTGCTGTCGGTGACATCAAGTACAACGATGCCGCAACGACTGCTAAGATTTTTTTCATCTGTGTCTCCTTTATTTTGTAACACAGTAAATATTTAAACACATAAATGTTACAGTATTATTACACCAGGAGTCAAAAGAAAAGCACCCGAAGGTGCTTTCTGCTATTTTTGGTTACAAGGTATAACTACCTCGGACCGCTGTTTTTTAGGCAGCTAGGGCAAATCTGCTGTCATTAGCAGCACCGCGAACGGTGTTACCAGTGAAGCTCATTGCGCTGAAGTCGAATGTATCTGCTTTTGCATTTACGTTTATTTGCTTGATTAACGGTCATCGCCTACCGTGTTGCCGTCTCTAACTATTTGCCCAATCGATAGCCTGGTCACCCCCACCTAAATATACTATTTCAAATACATTTGGGTGGAGGTGGCGGGAGTCGAACCCGCGTCTTGAACACATCCTTGTCGAAGGAATTACAACAATTTCTTAAGCGGGCTGGATATTGCTAGCCTGCTCGCCTTTTTGACCTTGAGTTACTTCAAACCTTACACTCTGTCCTTCTTGTAGACTTTTGAAGCCACTTGAATTAATCTGTGAAAAGTGTGCAAATAAGTCTGCGCCACCGTTGTCTGGAGTAATGAAACCAAAACCTTTAGCGTCATTAAACCATTTTACTTTACCTGTTGCCATATTACTGTTTTACCTTTGTTAAAAATTAATTGTATACTGTGTGTGTTGTTATTTAAGCCAACCTATCTTTTCACCAGCTGCTTTGCGGCGATCGTGTTCTTCGGGGGTGTTAGGAAATCTCCATGCCCAAATTGCCACTATCATCATAAACACTGCTGTGCTTAGTATGCCTACAGGTTTTACTCCTGTCACATACATTATTATAAGGCTAATTGACATCATTGTCAACATCATATAGCGCATTTTCTGTGGAAATACTCTCTTTTCATTCCAATTTGTTAAGAACGGGCCGAAGATTGGGTGACTGTAGATCCAACGGTGCATGCGTTCTGAACCTTTTGAAAAACAATATGCTGCGGCTACGACAAAACAACTATAGGGGATGCCTGGAGTTATCAACCCTATGTAGGCCATTCCCAAACTTAGAAATCCTAATACGTTCCAAAATAATTTTTTCATATCAACCAAGTACAACCTTATTTGTTAATGCGCCCTGTATGATATCCGCATGTAGATTAGGAGTAAACTTACCACCCGCTGCACCGTTCAAAGTTGCCAGTGTGCTGGCCACCCCTTTGCTTTTTCTAACACTGGTACCACCGAAGGGTAAACCGGGTGCAGCAAAGCTAACATGAATCCACACTGTTGTTCCGACTTTGTATTCTAATAACAGTTGATCGTAGGGAATATTTTTACTGATCCACACAGCTATGTCGAAATAGCTGTGAGCAGGAACTCCTCGAAACTGTAGATCCATGGCCTGACCTGAGCCGTGTTGGCCGCGATCTGGTATCTTCTGACCATTCTTCACTTCGCCATGTCTAAAGCTGTTGGTTATCTGTACATTCGGATATTTGGCCTTGATAGGTTCTAGGCAATTAAGCGCCAATGCTGCTAGATTATTAACTACATTTTGGGCACCTATAACTGTAGAGTTATGGTCTGCCAGTTGTTGTATGGTTCTTGGAAAGGAAACATTTTTGATCATTGTTGCAAGTGTAGTACCATTAGGTGTCAACACCGTGGCAAGAGTGATATTTCCAGGAACTGCGGCAGAACTACGACTGGGCACTGGTGCGCTAGGACCTACACCCGGAGTTTTTGGCGAAGCGGTGGTAGTGATCTTCTTGTGTTCTTCGGCAGTAATCCTGCCTTCTGCTAAAAATCTATCTGCTTCTGCTTTACCAGCAGTGTTGCCGTCATCGCCATCTACGTTCTGTATAGCTGCTGCCACAGTGACCCTCGGCACAGTAGTGTCTGTGAACGTTCCAGGAACCGTGGCAGCATTATAGAGTGCAATCTCTACACCGTTGGCATAAACATTAAACGGATTGTATAGCGGTTCCTGACGATTTAAACTACCTGGAGAGTGTTGATGAGGTAGATTTGGATAAGGTCCTATTCCGCCACTTGGCCCAATACTAGTTGATTGTGGGGTTGGCATAATTAGAATTTAGCTATGTCATTTAATTTAGTATGATAATCTGTCAATGCTATTAGCCCTATTGCTCCGGTGTCATCAACAGAAATTTTATACATACTGGCTGCTAACAACCAGCTATAAGCCGGTATGGTTTTAATACCATCAGTTGTTGCCAATGACTCGATAGATGTTAATTTTGTAGAAATTGTTTCCAGCGATGCTGATATCCGTGACAGATACGGAGTATAGTCAATAGCAATACCAGTGTTAGCTTCATATAGATATGAGCTTGTTTGGGTACTGTCGGTTTGATCTAATAGATCGTTTAATTTTGAAATAGCCATAATATACTATTTAAGCCAATGCGATACCAGTGATCTGCTGTATAAACTGATCAGCAAATGATTTATCTGTGGCTTCTACCACAGCCACTACACCCTTGGCTATTCTAACTTCTTTACTGGGATTCACAGTAAACAGATAGGGCATTAGTGCCGGTCCGTTTGGACTCATGGCAATCACCATAGGATGGGACAGTCTGTAGTGCATGATCTGATCTTCTACTAATTTTGCCACTAATTCTTCTCCGCTGGTAAGTTTCAGCGTGACTACTTCTCCAGCTGCAATTCCTTTGTCTATCAACATCATATTTTTCCTTCGCCGAATCCACCGGCCGTTTGTTCTAAATAAGTTCTAAGTTCTGTAAACCCGCCAATCAATTGATTGTTAATAAAAATCTGAGGAACAGTTCTTGCGTTTGGAACAGCTTCTAAAAGCTCTTCTCTACTGTAACCATCTCCAATCTTACGTTCTTCATATCCAATCCCTCTTTGTGTTAGCAGGGCCTTGGCCTGATCACAATAGGGACAATTATACTTACTCCATACGATAGCTGTCATTATGTTTCCTTGATTAACCTGTGTACACAATACCGCCGCTCTTGTCCGTGACTCTGACCAGCAGCATGCCTTTGTTTTTATAACTCAGTGCTGCTGCTATGGCAGATTGTTCGCTGCCATAGTGACCTATAGTAGTCCAAGATTCGTAAGGATTGCTTCTTTTGAATTGTGCTTTATACATGGTTTATTATATAGCTGGAAGAGCATCATAATCAAGATTTTCTCCCATGACTCCTATTACGTAGTTAGTGCTTTCACTTTCTTGTAGAGCTGTTTGTTTTTTGCTGGTGTCAACGTGTTTGTTGAACCAAGGAATTGGAGTGCTCTTAGGAGCACTTGCCTGATACTTAATACCAATTTCTTTTAATGCTCCGACTGCTGTGAAGTCAACGAAGTCTTTTAAAATGTTAGCGTTCAATCCAATAACTGGACCTTTGTTAAACAAATAGTCTGCCCAGTCCTTTTCTTCACGAATAACATCTAGATACATTGCGTATACTTCAGACTCGCACTCTGCTTTAGCTTCTGCAAAGCGGCTATCTTCCTTCACCACTTGATTAATCAAATAAGCAGTCCAACCCTTGTGTAACAACTCATCTTGTAGGATCAATTGGATAATGTTTCCGTTGCCCATAAAGATCTTGTTCTCTACCATGGCCAGGCTTGTGGCAAATGATACCATAAAGCGGAAGGCTTCTAGTGCATAGCTGGCGTTGAGTGCCAACCAAATTGCTTTGATATGTTCTTGTTCGAGAACCATACCTGTCATTTCACTGCTTAATTCTTTATGACAATTTATTCTGTGTAGTTCGTCGTAGTACTTGCCCACACTTGACGCCATATCTACGATTTCTTTGGTGTCGTGGATGGTGTTGAACACTTCCTTGGGCACGTTGTAGATGTTACGAATGATGTGACTGTAGCTCTTTGAATGAATGTTGGTTTCAAAGAATGTCCAGTTGTAGACCAATGCTTCTAGTTCTGGCAGGCTGATAACAGGCATAAAGATTTGACTTGGGCCGCGCCCTTGCAAACTGTCCAATGCGGTTTGACGTAACAAGTTTGATGTAAAGATATGTTTCACAGCATCGCTGGCATCTTTAAAATCATTTGAGTCTTTGGTTAGGCTAATCTCTTCTGGTTGCCAAAAGAAGCCACGTGCTGTGGCTTCAAAGTCTGCTATCTTTTTATACTTGACTTCTTCAAAGCGTTGTATGGTAACTGGACCAGCTGGGTCCAAAAACATCTTGCGATTGAGATAGTCTGTTTTTGATGTTAGGTTATATTGTTGTTTGCTCATAGTTTGCATGCCTCGCAGTCTTCATCTTCTTCTATGATTTCACGTTCGTTGTGAAATCCGTTGTAGTGTACTTCTGGTGTTCGTTGTTCTTGTCTACTCCCAGCCTTGTTGATCAAACTGTAGTAGAATGTTTTCAATCCCCATACGTGTGCCTGCATCAAGTTCTTGGCAATCAGCGTGGTTGGTACTTTGCGATCTGGAAAGTGTGCTGGATTGTAAAAGGTATTGGTCGAAATACTTTGATCCACGTATGCAGCCAGCACTGCCGCTGTTTTAATATAACCGTCACAGTCTTTCTGTTCCCACATTAACTGATATTTGTGTTTCAATCTATTGTATTCCGGAACTACCTGTGTAAATGAACCTGCCTTAGATTCCTTAGTGCTGATCAAACTCATAGGCATTTCAATTCCGTTAGTTGAGTTAATAACCACACTACTAGACTCCACAGGTGCGATAGCCATTAGTGTGGCATTTCGAACACCGTGCAGTTTCATTTCTTGTCGGAGTGATTCCCAGTCAAGTTCTGGGGCAAAGTCAGTGAGTTCGTTGACTCCTCTGGCTCTTCTTTCCCAAGGGAACTCTCCTTTACCGTATCTGGTGTGATCGGAATCTTTGCAACGACCTCTTTCTTTGGCCAGCTCGACTGTGGCTTCTGTAAGGTAAAAGGCCTGATGCTCCATCCATGTTTTAACTTCTGCCAATGCATCCTTGTCGCCATATTTTATTCCCCTTCTTGCATGCCAATAAGCAAGGTTGGTCACTCCAATGCCTAAGGGTTGGATTTCATCGTTGCTCAACTTGCTTTGGATGCTCAAGAAATCTTGATAGTCCAAGATATTGCACAGACTACGCTGTAGTATGCGACATGCACGGCGCATGTCTTCTGGGTTACGGAACGCACCCCAGTTAATGGATCCCAGTGTACATAACGCTATGCGTCCAGTCTCGTCGTCTAGTCTTTTGAATGGACGAGTTGGTAATAAGATCTCACAGCACAAGTTACTTTGATATATGGTATGATATTCTGGATCGAAAGGACCCTGCTCCATAACATTATCAATAAACACCAAATAGATGCGACCTGTATCTGTACGCTCCTTGAGAATGCCTGACCGAAACACTTCTTCGGCACTCATTGTTTTCTTACGCAAGTCTTTACGTTTTTCGTACTTTACATATAGCTCTTCAAATCTCTGTGTGTTTTTATAAAATGCTTCATAAAGGTCCGGTACTTCGTTGGGGTCAAAGAATGTGATGTTTTCTTTGTTCTTGAAGCGTCTCCAGAAGAACGCACTCAGCACAACACCGTAGTCCATGTGTCTCACTCGAGTCTCTTCAGTGCCTTGATTGTTTTTCAGCACGATGAGATCATCAAACTGCAAATGCCATATGGGATAGAACACAGTGGCTGACGCATTGCGAATACCACCTTGGCTACAACTGCGCAGGTCACCAAACCATTTTTTCAGGAATGGTATCATACCTGTGTGCATAATCTCACCACCTCTGATGGGACTACCTAGGCTGCGAAGACGTCCAACCTCCAAGCCAATGCCAGCACGTTTGCTGGCATACTTGGCCATCATTTCGCCACTAGCAAAAATGGAGTCAAGATCATCATCACTGCGAATGAGCACACAACTACTGAACTGCTTAGTGGGAGTGCCAAGCCCAGCAAGAA